GTTATGTAATTGTGAATGCGATCAAGTTGCTCATCTGCATTGATATACCAGGGGTAGGACTGGTGTGAAATACTTATTAAAAGGCGTTTTTGGGGAAATGCAGCGGACCATTGTTTAAGGGTGTCAGTTCCGGCTAAGCTCAAATTGTTGGGATTGGTATCTAACACGGAATCGTTCCATGCAATGCTAAATTTAGATTTCCACGAAGATTTTGTGATGATGGGGCCGGTTTCAGGCGATATGGGCGGGATGCTATACGCAAGTTGCTCAAGCCGAATGGCATCAATAAAATAATAGGCTTCTACACCAAACATACGTAAGGCATGATCTTTAATGATGTCTTTACGGAAATTTTCACTGAAATTACCAATACACAGATACCGTTCACGACCTTTTGATTGCACAATAAAGCTGCTTTTAATCCAGGCCTGTGCGCCGTCTAATCCAAAATCATCGGCAGTATCTAAGGCAATTACCCTTTGGTTTTTACGATAGGCCTTAGTGCCAACATAAACGCCGAGATGGCCTAATTTAGCTGTACTCCAATAAGCTTTACGCCAATAAAAAGACAATTTGTAAAAACGATCTTTTACTAATACATCAGTAAGTTTTACTTGAATGTATTCACGGTGTTTTTTTCTAAATCGTAAACCAATATAAGAGGTACCCTCAAATGCCCCTGCAAATTGTGAAGTGTCGCCCTTTAGCCGCTCGTGATAAAAATCACCTTCTTCAATGCTTTGCCAGGGTTTGGCATGCCGAATTAAAGCACCGTTTCGCACATACTGCTCAAAACTCCAATTGGGAACGTAATTTTGAGACGACCCACGGCTATTTAAAGCAAGTAAGGTTAAAACAAGAAGCACAAATTTGATTTTTACTTGATTCACGTAGGCGAATATATTAATTAAAGGAATAATTGTATATTTGCCCCCTAATTCAATTTAAAACATGGCTAATCATAAGTCCGCTATTAAGCGCATTCGGTCAAACGATGCTAAACGCGTTGATAACCGTTATTATGCAAAATCTACCCGTACAGCAATTAAAACCATTAAAAAATCAGATGACACTGCTGAACAAAAAACACTTTTACCCAAAGTAAGCTCTATGATTGATAAATTGGCTAAAAAAGGGGTAATACATAAAAATAAGGCCCGAAATTTAAAATCAAAGTTAGCCAAACGCGTTTTACGCACTAAATAAAACTATTGCTATTTATACTAAAAAACCCGAACACGAATGTTCGGGTTTTTTTATTTTCTTTGAAGTGTATACAACATGAATAAGTTTCAAAATTATGCCTTAGGCCAGTGGATTTCAGGTACCCAATCGGCACATGAACTTTTTAATGCAGTAACCGGCGAATCACTTGGATTTGCCGGCTCTGATGGAATTGATTTTAAAGCCATGTGCACATTTGCACGTGAACGTGGAGGGCCCGCATTGCGCGCCATGACCTTTCATGAACGCGGCCGTATGCTTAAAGCCCTGGCCATGTATCTTTTAGAACAAAAAGAACATTATTATGCATTAAGCTGGGCTACCGGCGCCACACGTGCTGATAGTTGGGTGGATATTGAGGGGGGAATTGGAAATCTATTTGCGTACGCTTCGCTTAGGCGACAATTTCCGAATGAAACCTATTGTTATGATGGAGAACCCGTAAAATTATCCAAATTAAACACGTTTATGGGGCATCATATTTGTGTACCTAAAGAAGGTGTAGCCGTACATATTAATGCGTTTAATTTTCCCGTTTGGGGCATGCTGGAAAAAATAGCTGTTAAAAAAGACAAAGTAAGTGTCAAAGGTACTGTGTTAGGGTCTCCTGAAAAAAGTCAAAAAGGATTACGTGGAAAGTTAGTTGGAGGAAGTTCCGCATAGAACACACCTTAGGGCCGTGTACGCGGCTGCTGCGGTCAGACTAGGATTCGCTACCCAAATCTGTGAAGTGAGCAAATAAAAACCGCCCTTAGGCGGTTTTTTAATGCCAATTACCTTGAAAACAATGTCTTACTTCATGACCTAAACTATGCATTGTTGCTTGTTTACCAGTAATAATAGTACATTGGTTACCGTCAAAAAAACTACAGGCCTGTAGTACATATCCAAATCCCTTAAACCCCCGTCTGCGTGATTCTGCTTCGCAGGACTTTTGAACATCGTCGACAGTACGCCAAGTAATGGTACTTTGAGTTGTGTAGTTGCTGCTAGTATCAAACGGCTTATTTGGGTCGTCATTAAACGCTGTTGCATTTGTTGCAATAAACATTATGGAAATAAAAAGCTTCGTTTTCATAAAAACTCAGAAGTAGTTGAAAGTATGTGTATAATACATTCGAACTATAAAAAAATCAAGTTATTTTGGTAAAAATATAGTTGACATTATCTATTAATATTTTTATAATAGTGCTTTGAAGGAGACTCTAATGAGCAGAATGTACGGACCCGAAGAAAAATCTAAATTGGAAAGATTAATTACAGAAGGTTCAACCGTTTTAAGAGAAATCGAAGACTTACAAGAAGGTCTGAAAGAAACTGTTAAAGCAGTAGCCGAAGAACTGAATATCAAACCAAGTATTATTAATAAAGCAATTAAAATTGCCCATAAGGATAATTGGCGAGTACACGAAGAAGAATGGGACGAAATTGAAAATATTCTTGGTGCGACTAAAAATCTGCCCCAAGACTAATGAACGATATAGTCTTTAATATATTTCAATGGATAAAAGATGATTGGAGATCTAATCGTTTACGTTTTGCTGTCGAGTTGCTTGCTTGGATCTTTAGTATCGGTTGCAGTATCACTATGGCGGCGACCGTCCCCAATCCACCGCTTATTGTTCTTTATCCTATTTGGATTAGCGGTTGTGCTATGTACGCTTGGGCTGCTTTCTCTAGGAAATCTTTTGGGATGCTGGCTAACTACATCTTGTTAACTTCTATTGACACAGTCGGATTGATTCGAATGTTATGAATATGCTAACAACGAAGCAGATGATGCTTCCAGTACAAACATTACCCCAGCAATATGCACCATTTGTCAAACCTTTATCATATGAGTTTCGCGTTCATGAGACAGTTGAAGATGGTAAGGTGACTAAAGTAAAATTACAGGTTCAAGTTTGGGAACACGATGAGTATGGGTCAGGTGTTGTGAAACAATACTGGCAAGACGTGCCACGTGCTCAATTTGATAAAGACGGTAATGCATTGATCCCTTGACTTTAATTCTTGAATCAGGTATAATTATATTATGAATATTTTTTATGTACACTCTGATCCCAAGACCTGCGCTGAACAACATGTGGATAAGCACGTTGTTAAAATGATTCTCGAATATGGACAACTCTTATCTACCGCTCATAGAATTCTTGATGGGGTTCTTAGCATTGGCGTTTCTAGAACTGGACGAAGAAAAACATCCTACGTTCTACAAGATTCTCGTGAGTCTCTTCTTTACGCTGCTACTCACGCTAACCATCCTTCTGCCAAATGGGCGCGACACGGAGAAGCCAACTACAAGTGGCTCTACTCCCTCTTCACCGAACTACTTGCCGAGTACACCTACCGATACGGAAAACAGCACGCCACGTCACGCTTGGTAGAAGTGTTGAAGAATCCGCCAAAGAACATCAATAAAGATGAACCGTTCTCTGCCCCATGGCGCGCAATGCCAGATGAATATAAATTTGACCGCACCGTGGCTGACTATACTGTCAAATCATATCGCGCATATTATCTTGGCGCAAAAACTCAAATGTTAAAGTGGAAAAATCGCCCGACACCAGATTGGGTGACTAAATAAAAACATAAGGAGTTATTATGCCCACATATGATTTTAGAAATAAAGAAACTGGTGAAGTGTTTGAACGCATCATGAAGATTGCTGAGAAAGAGCAATACCTAAAAGATAATCCCCATATTGAGCAAGCATTGTTGAGTGCCCCAGCATTCACTGGAGATCACATCACTATCAAAAAAGATACAGGTTTTAAGGAGGTTCTACAAAAAATCAACGAACGAGTGCCAGGAGGCATGAAACAAAGCGGATCTTCGCAACTATAATTAAGGAGTATGCATGGCGACAAAGCGCACAGCAAAAACTCTAGATAATGAACAAAGTGACAAACAAAAAGAGTTGACACCAAAGGTAAATAACTCTTTGAAAATTAGAATTGATGATTTAAAAACATTTGAACCACTAACTCAGCATCAGAAAGATTTTTATGATGCATATAAACGTGGAGATTATTTTGTAGCACTACACGGTGTTGCTGGTACAGGTAAAACGTTCATTGCCTTGTACAAAGCGTTGGAAGAAGTTCTTGACAAAAGTAACCCTTTCAATAAAATCATTATCGTTCGTTCAGCTGTACCTTCTCGCGAAGTTGGACACCTCCCTGGCGATTTAGCCGAGAAAACAGAGATTTACAGACAACCATATCAACAAATCTGTACAACTCTTTTTGGAAGAAACGACGCATATCAAAGATTAGAAGAACAACATCACATTGAGTTTATTTCTACATCTTTTATTCGTGGTATGTCGTTTGATGATGCTATCATTATCGTTGACGAAATGCAGAACTTAACATTTGAAGAGATCGACACTGTTATGACACGTGTTGGTTATCGTTCCAAGATTATTTGGTGTGGTGATTATCGTCAGACAGACTTGAACAAAAGAAAGAATGATGTCACAGGTATTTTGAAATTCTTTGACATCGCTCAACACATGAGTGCGTTTACTCGTATTGAGTTTACTGTTGACGATATCGTGAGAAGTTCTCTCGTGAAAGACTATATTCTGGCTAAACTCGCGTATGAAGATTACGAGGATAAAAAGAAATGATAACTGGAGAACAATTCCATCACTTATTCCCACGCAACCCTGATCCAGAGTTGTGGGCTAATTCCATGGCTGAGGTATTCCCAACATACGAAATCAATACACCACGCAGAGTTGCAGCATTCTTGGCTCAATGCGGTCATGAGTCTGGTGGTTGGACAGTATTCCAAGAAAACCTAAACTACTCTGCACAGGGATTGAATAGCATTTTCAAGAAGTACTTTCCTACGATTGAATCAGCGCAACCTTATGCACGTCAGCCAGAAAAAATTGCCAATAAGATTTATGCAAATCGTATGGGCAATGGTCCAGAAGAATCTGGCGATGGATGGCGTTTTTGTGGTCGCGGTTTAATTCAATTGACTGGTAAAAATAATTATACATTCTTTGCTGCTAGTATTGGTGTTGATTTAAACGAAGCAGCTGAATATCTGCAGACATTTGAAGGTGCTGTTCAGTCAGCCTGTTTCTTCTGGGAAAACACAAAGTTAAACAAAGAAGCAGACGAAGGTGATATTAAAACCATGACCAAGAAAATTAACGGTGGCTTTATTGGTCTCGAAGATCGTATCAAACATTATGAACATGCTCTGCATGTATTTGGGGCTCACTAATAATGTGGCAATTTCAGTGGTTTCTAAGTTTTATCCCGGATAGTATTTTTATCTGGATTACTTACGGATTAATTGCTGCTGGATTTGCCTTATATGTTGCCAGCAAATTAGTAAGTTGGATCCCCTTAATGGGGCAATATAAATTGCCAGCTGAATTAATTGGTATTGTTATATTGCTTGCTGGTGTATATTTGTTTGGTGGATACGGTGTAGAAATGAGTTGGCGCGATAAAGTTCGTCAGCTTGAAGAACAAATCAAGGCAGCTGAAGAAAAAAGTGCTCAGGTCAACACAGTTATACAAGAAAAAATAGTTTATAGAACAAAAGTTATTAAAGAAAAAGAAACTGTGTATGTTGATAGAATAAAAGAGATTGCCAAAGAAGTAGATGCTAAGTGTGAGGTTGATCCACGTGTTGTAGAAGCACTTAACAATGCGGCGGAAGATCCTACTAAAGGAGATGCTAAATGAAACACTTAGTTTTATTAGTTAGCATTTTGTTAGCGGGCTGTTCAACTACTGTACCAGTTAAAATGAAATTTCCAGATGTTCCTCCAGAGCTTTTAGAATCTTGTCCAGATTTAGAAAAAGTTCCAAAAGATACAAAGCAATTAAGCACCACCGCAGAAGTTGTAATTAAAAATTACAGCAAATATCATACCTGCAAAGGTCGTGTTGAAGATTGGAAAGAATGGTATCAAGAAAACAAAAAGATTTACGATAGTATCAAATAATAGGATTAACTATGAACTTTTTTAAAAGTATGCTTGAAGATGGTGTTAACGGATCAGTTTCAAGTAAACGTGTTAAAACACTTTTAGCTTTTATTCTGTGTGCATGGGGATTTGTAGCCGACGTAGTAGGTTATAAAGTAAGTCCTCAACTTTTTGATTCTATGATGTATATTGTTATAGCTGGACTAGGTTTTACAGCATCTGAGAAATTTTCCAAACAAAAAGACAAAGACAGCGAGTAATAGTAGCAGTTAATTTAAGATACATTTTCTTGAATTTTTAGTTAAATAACATTGTAGTTAATGTTATGCGGAAGGAGCGATATGAACGCAGATCTAAAATTATTCAAATGGGTAATCATTCTTTTAGCACTACCCTTGGGTCTAGCTATTTTTGGCGGTGACAGTTTCCGTTACCCTTGTCAAGATCCAGCAAACTGGGACAAAGATATGTGCAAGATGCCTGTTTGCGATGTAACCAGAACTTGTCCAGAACACATTTTCAAAGGTCAACGAGATCCTAGATTAGGACCTCCTAAAGAAGGAGAATCGTCCCCAGCAGCAAAACCAGCAGTTTCAATGATTCAAGATAATAAAGGATGCAAATAATGGAAATTTTACAAAAATTTTTAAAAGAAAATAAAGACACCGGGGAACACTTTATCTATACAGAAGAGCAATTAATGGCTCGTTTAAAGTTCTTCATTGGTATCTGTCTAGCACTTACACTTACAGGTATCGTATTTGTTGTGTTATATAGTATTATTTTTGTAACACAACCATTAAACGCAATTAGCCCAATTGATCAAAAGTTCTTTGAACTAATTATTCCTATTGCTACATTTTTAACTGGTACGTTATCAGGTATCATGTTAGCCGGAGATGACAAGGATTTACGAGCTAAAGCCATCGATGCTGCAACTAAACCTTATACTCCACCGCCGGCTCCGCCACCAGCACCCAAGCCTTTTAGTCCTGCTCCTTTAGCAGCAGCACCAGCAATGGCAGCAGCACCTGCAGGCGATCCGGGTGAAGTTCAAATGGTTAATGGTAAGCCTGCTCCGGCACAACCACCGTTTCCGGAAATTTAAGAGATGCATTTTTTAATTAAAATGCTTTCTGGAGAAAGCGAGAGTAATCCTAGCAGCAAGAGAGTAGTAACATTCTTAGCTTTCTTGCTGATAGCCATTGCTTTCTTTTCAGAATTATTTTTTGAAAAGAAAGTAAGTCCACAAACTTTTGATTCAATCATGTATATTGTGTTAGGTGGTTTGGGTTTCACAGCATCAGAAAAATTTGTTAAAAAGGATCAGAAGAAATGAAATATCTACTAGCATTAATGATCGGTTTATTCGCTGTTACTTCAGTTTATGCAGAAGCAGAAACTAAAAAGGCCTGTGTAAAACAGAAAGACGCTAAAACCGGTAAGGAAAAAGAAGTTTGCAAGACAATCAAAGTTCATAAGAAACTTGAAGGAACGGAAGTTCCACAAAAGAAATAATATGTCCTATTCGCAGCAGGTCATAGACCACTATGAAAACCCCAGAAATGTGGGTAATCTTCCTAATGGTGACAATACCGTTGGGACTGGTCTTGTTGGTGCACCTGCTTGCGGTGATGTGATGAAACTTCAGATTAAAGTAAGTGAAGAAGGAGTAATTACGGATGCAAAATTCAAAACATACGGATGTGGTTCAGCAATTGCCTCAAGTAGTCTCGTCACCGAATGGGTCAAGGGCAGAACGCTTGACGAGGCACGAAAAATTACTAATAAATCAATTGCTGAAGAACTTGCCTTACCGCCGGTTAAAATACATTGTAGCATACTTGCAGAAGATGCAGTCAAAGCAGCAATAAATAATTATTTAGAAAAAAATGTTAACCATAACTGCAAATGCTGATAAACAGATAAAGGAAATTTTGTCTGGTGAGAATTCTAAATATGTAAGAGCCTTTGTAGAAGGTGGTGGTTGTTCTGGTTTTAATTATGGATTCATGTTAGATGATGAAAAGAATGATGACGATTTCGAAATCACAGAAAATCTAATTGTAGACTCTATGAGTATGCAATATCTAACAGGTGCAACAATTGACTATAAGGTAGAGCTTATGGGCGCAAACTTTGTTGTAAGTAATCCAAATGCCAAATCCACTTGTGGATGTGGCAGCAGTTTTAGTGTATAAGAAAGTAATAAATGGCAACTCAGGTAGAAAGACTTGGCATCGTTGAAACTAAGGTGGAAAACCTTAGTGAAAAATTGGATGATTTAAAGGTCGATGTTAAAGATATGCACGATTGTTTAGATAAAACACGTGGTGATTTAAAAGCCAAGTTGGATGAAATGTATAGTGCATCATGCACACAACATGCCGAACTTGCCAAAAAGATTAGTTCTTTGGAAAAAATCCGTGAACGAACAACGTGGATGGTTGCCGGTGCAGTTGCCGTATTAGGTATATTTTCTGGACACTTAAAAGAGATACTTGCATTTTTTCACTAATTAGTGTATAATGTAGTTTCTTGTAAACTCCACAACTTTTTGTTATGTCCGTTTTTATTGATAGAACCTTTCTGCTGAGGGTATCCCCAAAGCTTCAAAAATTCACACAAAAGAAGGATAACCTGTATAACTTCAGGTGTCCACTTTGTGGCGATTCACAAAAAAACAAAACCAAAGCACGTGGTTACGTTTATGAAAAAAAGAACAATTATTTCTATATGTGCCACAATTGTGGCGCATCCACTTCCTTTTATAATTTCCTGGAGAAGGTTGATCCAAACCTAGTTAAAGAATATGCACTTGAGAGGTACAAAAATGGTGAACATGGGCGTGACAATTACGTTAAACCAACTTTCGAAGAATTCAAATCTGAAGCCCCAAAGTTTCGAACTAAGTTTGATATTCCAACGGTCGAATCGTTACCAGAAGAACATTTTGCGAAAGTGTATGTCAAATCCCGCAAAATACCAGAGTCGTTCCATGCACACCTTTATTTTGCACAAGACTTTAAAGGTTTTGTCGAGGGTTTGCAAATAGAGAAAGATGGTCTCAAAGAAGATGACCCTAGACTGGTAATACCATTCTATGATGAAGATAAAAATCTAGTGGCTTTCCAAGGCCGTGCTTTGGGTGAATCTAAATTGAGATATATCACCGTCAAGACCGACAAAGAGAATCATAAGTTATTCGGCACCGACAGGATCGACACGGAACAGATGATATATGTCGTGGAAGGTCCTATTGACTCCATGTTTCTAGAGAATGCCGTAGCGACTGCGGATTCGAACCTGATGGCTGCATCTAAACACTTTGACAAGACCAAACTTGTTTTGGTGTATGATAATGAACCAAGGAACAAAGAACTACACAAACAAATGGAAAGGGCCATTGAGGAACACTATAATGTGGTAATCTGGCCTGAAATGATTGAAGAAAAGGACATAAATGATATGGTTTTGAGTGGGTTCTCACCTGACGAAATCCAAGATATCATAAGTAAGAATACCTTTGTGAATTTAAGAGCAAAGATGGAATTTATTAACTGGAAAAAAACTTAAAAAGATGGAGATTTTGTTATGCAAGTAAAATTGATTTCATACACACAAGGCACAGACGGTAAGAATTTGTTAGAACAGGTTGCATTTGCAGCCAGAGTCTCAAATCCTGCCAATCAAAATAATAGCGAAACTTCTGAAAAGTTGGTTCGTTATCTTATCAAAAACCAACATTGGTCACCACTAGAAATGGTGAACGTGTGTTTGGAAATAGACACCACAAGAGATATTGCAAGACAGATTCTAAGGCATCGTTCCTTTTCCTTTCAGGAATTTAGTCAACGATATGCTGATGCATCACAATTAGGTTTTGAAATGAAAGAAGCAAGGATGCAAGATTTGAAGAATAGACAGAATAGTGTCACAACAGACAATCTTGCTTTACAAGCTTGGTGGGAAGAACGTCAGAAAAGAGTCCTAAAAGAATGCCAAGAAGCTTATCAATGGGCATTGGATAGTGGTATTGCAAAAGAACAAGCGAGAGCAGTATTGCCAGAAGGTATGACTGGTTCACGTTTGTATATGAATGGAACCCTTCGTTCTTGGGTTCACTATATACAACTCCGTAGCGCAAACGGAACACAAAAAGAACACCAAGATGTTGCTTTGGCTTGCGCTGACGCAATTGAACCAATCTTTCCTATGATTAAGGAGTTTACGAATGGACAGTAGACAAGATGTAGAAAAATTCATGTATGCTTGTGGTCAAAATGATAAAGACTTTGGACCTCAAGCAGAATTATATGTTGACCTTATCATGGAAGAATTCAGAGAATTAATTACAGCTTATGGCAACAGGGACAAAGTTGAAATAGCAGATACTTGTGCAGATTTGAAATGGGTGATTGAAGGATTAGAACATACACTTGGTATTCCACAACAAGAAGTATGGGACTAAGTTGCTAGAAGCAATTTGGCAAAAATTAGTCCTAGTGGTAAAGTCGAAAAACGTGCAGACGGTAAAGTTTTAAAACCTGATGGGTGGACACCACCGAATATTAAAGCAATTATAAAAAGGTAAAAAGTATGGAACATATGGGTATTAAAATAGACCTTGAAAGAGATAAACTATTTGATGAGTTAGGAAGAATAAGATTAAAAGAAAGTTACATGAGGGAAGATGAAGAAAGTCCACAACACAGATTCGCTTTTGTTAGTAGTTCTTTTGGTAGTAACAATGAACATGCTCAGCGGTTGTATGATTATGCAAGTAAACACTGGTTGTCTTACTCCACGCCAATCCTTTCCTTCGGCCGCAGTAAGAGGGGTTTGCCTATCAGTTGCTTTTTAAATTATGTTGAAGATACAGCGGAGGGTTTAGTTGATAATCTTAGTGAAACTAATTGGCTTTCTATGCTTGGTGGCGGTGTTGGGATTGGTTTTGGTATTCGCTCGGCAGATGATAAGTCTACTGGTGTCATGCCGCACCTCAAAATTTACGATGCATCTAGCTTGGCGTATCGCCAAGGCCGCACTCGCCGTGGGTCTTACGCTGCCTATCTTGATATTTCCCATCCTGATATTATTCCCTTCCTTGAGATGAGGAAACCAACAGGTGACCCCAATGTACGTTGCCTGAATCTACATCACGGTATTAATATTCCAGATTCTTTCATGCAAATTCTTGAACGATGCATGATTGATAAGGATGCAACTGATGATTGGGAATTGATTGATCCGAATTCGGGAGAAGTGCGAGAGGTTGTATCTGCCAGACACCTATGGCAACAAATTCTAGAATTGCGTATGCACACAGGTGAACCTTACATTCACTTCATTGATATTTCAAACCGTGAATTGCCACAATGGCTAAAAGACAAAGGACTGAAAGTACACCAGTCAAACCTTTGTTCAGAAATTATTTTACCAACAAATGAAGAACGTACTGCCGTTTGTTGTCTATCTTCTTTGAATTTGGAGTACTATGATGATTGGAAAGATAATAGTTTATTCCTTCGTGATGTTGCTGAAATGCTTGACAATGTTCTTCAGTATTTTATTGATAATGCTCCTTCCGCCATTGAACGTGCAAGGTATTCTGCCAGTCGTGAGCGCAGCATCGGTATCGGTGCTTTGGGTTTCCATGCTTATTTACAACGAAAGAATGTGGCTTTTGAAGGAGTGATGGCTAAAGTTCTAAACAATCAAATGTTTAAAAATATAAGAGAAGGATTAAACGATGCTAACAAAGTTCTTGGAAAAATACGAGGGGAGGCTCCTGATGCTGTCGGCACTGGCTTCCGCTTCAGCCACCTTATGGCTATTGCTCCAAATGCTTCTTCGTCTATCATCATGGGAAATACTAGCCCTTCTATTGAGCCTTATCGTGCTAACGCTTACCGTCAGGACACTTTATCGGGCGCATTTTTAAACAAGAACAAATATCTTGATAAAATTATTCAAAAACACGCCGAAATACACAAAGAAGGTTGGGCCGATGAAGTTTGGTCTTCCATTATGGCTAACGATGGATCAGTTCAACATTTGGAATGGTTGGAAGAAAATGATAGAGAGGTGTTTAAAACATCCATGGAAATTGACCAACGTTGGGTGATTGAACATGCGGCCGATAGACAGCAATATATAGACCAAGCACAGTCTTTAAATTTGTTCTTCCGACCAGATGTTAATATCAAGTATCTACATGCAATACATTTCATGGCATGGAAGAAAGGTTTAAAGACATTGTATTACTGCCGTTCTGAAAAGATTGGTAAGGCAGATAAAGTTTCTAAAAAGGTTGAGCGAAAAGTCATTGAAGAAATTGATATGACACAAATCGCTCAGGGTAACGATTGTATAGCTTGTGAGGGTTAAAATGAAAAAAATAGTTAGATTTACCGCATCATGGTGCGCTCCATGTAAAATGTTGGCAAGGAATTTAGAAGAAGCAAATCTGGAAATTCCAATTGAAGTTGTTGATATTGATTCCAATAATGAACTTGCAATAGAATATGGAATTCGTGGAATTCCAACTCTTGTTCTTTTTGATGAGGTTGGAAATGTTTCCAAGAGAATTAGTGGTCTACAATCCGTTGAACAACTAAAGGAATGGGCAAATGGTTAAAAAGAATCTGGCCAAATTAACGGATGAGAGAAATCACTTTAAACCATTTAACTATCCTTGGGCATATGATGCCTGGTTGAAACACGAACAAAGTCATTGGCTTCACACTGAAGTGCCAATGTTGGAAGATGTTAAAGATTGGAAAAAATTGACAGATGTGGAAAAACAATTCCTCACGCATATTTTCCGATTTTTCACCCAAGGAGACATTGACGTTGCAGGTGGTTATATTCGTAATTACTTGCCTTATTTTCCGCAACCAGAAGTTCGCATGATGTTATCTGGCTTTGCGGCCAGAGAAGCGTTACATATTGCCGCATATTCACATTTGATTGAAACTCTTGGTCTTCCAGAAACAACATATAACCAATTCTTGGAATATCAAGAAATGAAAGACAAACATGACTATGTTATGGACCTTTCTTCCAAGAATGGCACATTAGAATCAACTGCAACCCACATCGCCGTGTTCAGTGCTTTCACTGAAGGGATGCAGTTGTTCTCATCTTTTATTATGTTATTGAATTTTCCCCGTCATGGTAAAATGAAGGGTATGGGTCAAATCGTTACATGGTCTATTGTTGATGAGACACAACACGCAGAGGCCATGATTAAATTGTTCCGTACATACATAGAAGAAAATAAAGAAATTTGGAACGATGAACTTAAATCCAAAATTTATACAATTGCTGAGAGAATGGTTCTACTCGAAGATCGGTTTATTGATCTGGCATTTAGCATGGGCGGCATGGCTGATTTGGACGCTGATGACGTTAAACGTTATATCCGCTATATTACTGATCGCCGCCTTATTAGTCTTGGCCTTAAAGGAATTATGAAGGTCAAGAAAAATCCATTGCCTTGGGTTGAAGAAATGATTAATGCACCGACTCATACCAATTTCTTTGAGAACCGTGCTACTGACTATGCGAAGGGAGCACTTAAAGGTGATTGGGGTGATGTTTGGGCACATTAAAATAAAAAGAAGGAAAAACAAATGACAGAAAAAATTGTAACAGCCGAATGTGAGGAATGTGAATCATCTTTTGAAATTGCATATACCGAAGAACTTGTATCCGATATCACACCAGCATTTTGTCCATTTTGTGGTGAACACATTGAGAACATCCAAGAAGAATATATAGATGAGGATGAACTTGATGAAAATGGCGACAGATGGGACTAAATTGGTTACACGACAACAAAGACTTTACAGAAAATGACATTGGTGATAATTATGGATTCGTCTATCTTATCACCAACACAATTACCGGTAAAAAATACGTAGGAAAGAAATTTTTCTACTCAATGAAAACGAAAGTATTAAAAGGTAAAAAGAAAAGGTACAAAATACAATCGGATTGGCAAACTTATTACGGTTCTAACACAGAGTTGCAAAATGATGTTATACTTCACGGTAAGGAGGCTTTCAAAAGAGAAATCATACACTTATGTAAATCCAAAGGTGAATGTGGTTATTTGGAAGCCAAAGAACAGTTTGATCGTAGCGTTTTAGAATCTAATGATTATTACAATTCGTGGATAATGGTTAGAGTACGAAAATCGCATATTAAGGCTTTCAATGAAAGAATACTTGCAACAATTAAAGGGTAAAGATTTTGATGGTCTCAATTTCTATCGTAATGAAGATTGCGACCTAGAAATCACGGGTTTCAGTTATAGAAATGCCGGTGAAAAAATTGGTGGAACAGAAATGGGTGATTTTTATGATATCATCATTTTGCAGGAAGAACCACCAACAATGCCGGAGAGATTTCAAGCAATTTTGATATCTCCATTACATTATATTTCACGTATGATAGATGATGGTTTTTTGGGTGTTGTGGCCAGAGTTACAACAACATCCGATAAAGTTATGGAAAATTGTTTTGAAGAAATGAGTAGAAAAGCGGCCAAATATATTAAACATTATGAGGAAAATGAAAATGATGAATAAACATGAATTGAAAGAAACTTTACAAAATGGTATTGTCACTGTAGTATTCACCAAGACTGATGGTTCAGAGAGAACCATGAAATGCACGTTACTTCCAGAATATTTACCAAATCAAGTTGCACCAGGACAACAACTCCTAACAGAAGCATTGCCAAGAGTTGAAAATCCAAATACAATCTCGGTGTGGGATATTGAAAGCCAAGGTTGGCGTTCGTTTAGATTGGATTCTGTAAAAACACTTTTGACATGAGACACACATCAGTAAAAGATTATGAAAAAGCCTTATCGGGTGGCGAGCCTTCTTGGAAAAACGGAGAAGTGTCTTTAACCCGAGCATTGAATTGGTACAATTACCATTCAGACACAAAAGAGAGTAAAAAATTCACACTCTCTTATCTTAAAGAGATTAATGCACCTAAAAAGGATATAGAAATCCTAGAAAAAGTCTCCGATGATTTTTTCCAGAATCTAGGTTTCGTATGTCGCATGAAATTACGTGGTGCTCCTCTAAGCAAACAAAACGAACAATGGATTACTACATTCATTGAGAATTTAAAACACAAAATAAAGCCTGTTGAGCCAGTTGATGCGGAAGCCCCCGTTGTTTCTATTCAAGACCGAGTGAAAGCAAAGTCTAGGGAATATATTGGTGAAATTGAAGGTGCAATTGATGATTGTATTTTCGTGCGAGACTTCAGCATTGTAAATGCATATGAATTAATGCAAGGCCTTGGTGTAAAAGGTGCTCATACACCACACATCATTAATTTCTTCAATAAAAGATTGGAAGAAATAGAAACTGCGTCCAAAGGAAAAGACTCCGATCTCAAAGAGGCATATGCACATTTCTCAAAAGCCGAATTGAAAGATTATGTTAAATTTCTAAATAGTATTATCACCGATTCGGGTAAACTAGCACACAATGCTAAAGTTACACGTAAACCTCGGAAGAAAAAGGCAAAACCTGTTGACAAGATTGTAGAGAAACTTCAATTTAAAAAGGAAGACAATGGGTTTAAGATTGTTTCTATTAATCCTGCTGACATTGTGGGTAGTTCTCAACTTTGGGTATTTAATACCAAAACCCGTAAACTTGGGGTATTCAACGCAACCGATTCTGGTGGATTGAATGTCAAAGGTACAACGATTACAAATTTTAATGAGACTTCATCCATCCAAAAAACAATTAGGAAACCAGAAACGGTTTTACCAAATTGCCTAAAAGGTGGAAAGATTATCCTGAAAAAACTGTTGCCGGAAATCAACGCCGTGGAACAACCATTGACAGGTCGTATCAATTCTGATATAATTCTACTTCGTGTAATCAAATAAGGTTTATAATGATTTTAGTTGACCTGAACCAGGTTCTATTGGCTGGTCTTATGGTGCAAATTGCTGGTCAGAAAAATGTGCAGCTTGAGGAGAACCTAGTTCGCCACATTGCACTCAATATCCTACGTGGCCACGTTAAACAGTTCCGTGCAGAATACGGAGAAGTGGTATTGTGTTGCGATAACCGCAAATACTGGCGTAAAGATTTCTTTCCCTTCTACAAGGCTCACCGCAAAAAAGCACGTGAGAAGTCCACACTGGATTGGAACATGATTTTCAATATTCTTGGTAACCTCAAAGAAGATATGAAGAAATATTTTCCATACAAGGTTATTGACGTTGAAGGTGCAGATGCCGATGATATTATTGGTACACTAGTGCCTAGACATATCATGCATGAAGATATTTTGATCATTTCTAGTGATGGTGACTTTTTGCAGTTGCAACAATGGAATAATCATCTTAATTGTGGTCATACTGTAAAGCAATACAATCCTGCACAAAAGAAATTCATCATTTCAGAGAATCCGTTGGAAGACCTGAAAGAGAAGATCATTACCGGTGATAAAGGGGACGGAATTCCAAATATTCTGTCCTCATCGGATTGTTTCGTAACAGGTGTTCGCCAAACTACCATCAGTAAGAATAAAATGGAAAAGTTTATGGTCGAACACTACGGTGAATGGGAAGATGAACGTGCTAGAATTGGTTTCTCTAGAAATCAGACACTCATTGACCTAAGAAACATCCCTGATGATATCAAAGACAAAATTATAAATACTTATGAAGAAACTAAACCTGCACCAAAAGGTAAAATCTTAAATTATTTGATTGAACACAAACTTAAAAACCTAATGGAAGTTATTGAGGAATTTTAATGAGACCTTTGTATGAAGTTTTCGATGAATTTGAAATGTCGAAAAATAAAAAAGAAAGAATGGATGTAATTGGAAGGAATCTTTCACAATTACTCGTTGATGTATTAAAATTGACATTTCATCCAAACTTTGAGTGGAAAGTAAAACATTTACCTGAAGATTATAAAGTTCCTACGGACGTATTACCTGGAATTACACACGATACGTTAAACAGGCAGATTCGTAAACTTTATATGTTTCAGGTTGGTAATCCAACAGCGGAGAAGTTAACGGAACAACGCCGGAAGGAATTATTAGTTCAATTGTTAGAATCACTAGAACCTAGAGAAGCAGAAATCATTTTAGGTATTTTCCAAAAAGATTTAGGTGTAAAAGGACTAGATTACAAATTTGTAAAAGAGGCATTTCCAAATATGTTGCCATGACAAAAAAAGAAAGTATAATTGTCGTATCTGGTGAATTTGATCCTTTAACATATAATGATTTTAAATTATTAAAAACGTGTAAATCGAAATGTGATTTACTCATCGTAGGAATTCATTCAGACGCTTTTATGCATTTACGTTATGGCAGTTTTAACAATAATTATGAACAACGAAAAGAAGTCATTAGCAGTTTCCCGTTCGTGGATGAAACTTTCGCATTTAATGACCTCGATGGAACATCATGCAACCTTTTGAAATTAGTCAAAATGTGCTACCCAGCATCAATCATCACATTTGTGTCCGAAATGGACATGCACAATATGCCAGAATCCAGAATTCGTGGTGTAACCTTCACAACTTTTGATATTATCCAACAAGGAGTTTAATTAAAGTGTCTAAATTTTCTGGAAAGTTTCGTGATTACGATTACGAAGATGAATATACTTTCGAAACTAGAAAAAAGAAAAGGAATCAACAAAAAGCACCTCGCAAAAAATCATACTTTGAAGATGATGATTATTTCCGAGGTTATGAAGATTACCAAAAACCAACTAGAAGAAAAGCTAGACATTTTTGATTAATATTTGTGTTGTAAAATAACAACACACCTATTGACACTCCTTTGTGTATTGTGTATAATATACACATTGCATAGGAGATTTTGTTATGATGATTTATGTTCGAACACCTAAGTCCAAGAAAAAACGTGGACCTAAGGCTGCACGTGAACAATATGAAGCTTGGCTGAAATCACATCAGCCAACAAAACCTATTAAAGTCCCACAAAAAACTACTAATCAATTAGTATACAAACTGTCCGTGCCTGCTGGCCGTGAAACCGTGCGTTATCCGTCATTGGATACAGGCATTGGTCAAGCCACAAAAGCTGCACCGAAGGTTTATACTGGTGATAAAATGATGGGAATCGCAACTATGCACAAATCAAACGCTGTTCCTGTGTTTAACAGCGAGGAAGCTGTAGAAATTTCAAAAATGAGGCGCTAAAATGAGCAAGAAAATGAGTTTTGTTGTAAAATTACAACGTCCTGTGTGTCGAACACCAATCAAGCCTGTTCAGGCACACAAAAATGTCGTAAAATATAATCGTAAAGACGAGAAAAAAGCGATTTTGTCGCAAATTTCTGACCGAGGAGAGTAATATGTCGCAAAATTTTGAATTTGAAGATGATACCGAAGAAAAAACCATGAAAATGGCATGGGAAGAGCTTTGGGAAGTCATAAAAAAATGGGCGGTGATGACACAATTTGAAGCCGACCAAGATTGGTATAGGAAAATGAAAGAATACTATGAATAAAAGCTATATTGCCGACATTATAGAAACAAATGATGGCACAGGTGACGCAATCTTACAGTTTCCTGACGAATTGATTGCTGAAACTGGATGGAAAGAAGGCACCATATTAAATTTGAAAGTTGAAGAAACGCCAAGAGGCAATGTTTTAATCATTACAGAGAAAAAATAATGGAATTACTTGAATCAAAATCACTATTGGCCAAATTGATGGCTACAGAAAACCTTGTTGTTGAACAACGACCAGTTCAAACAGCATCATTTGATGTTAAGAATAGAATTTTGACTTTGCCAATTTTGGACAAAAATATTTCTGGTTCTCTTTATGACCTATTTACTGGTCACGAAGTTGGCCATGCACTTTACACTCCTATGGAAGGAATGTTAAAAGTAAGAGAAATGAAAATCAATAAAGATGTGGTTAACGTAGTGGAAGATTCCCGCATCGAACGTAAGATTAAATACAAATATCCTGGTTTGAAAAACTCATTTGTCAAAGCTTATAAAGAGCTTATGGACAGAGATTTCTTTGGTGTTGCAAATACCGATATTAATAAAATGAATTTTTTGGATCGAATCAACCTTCATTGCAAGGGCGGCCCAGCTTTACGTATCGAATTCAATGCCGATGAAAGAATTTTATTGGATGAAGTTGAAAAAACTGAAACCTATGAAGAAGTCATTGAAGTTTCCAAGCGTATCATTGAATACATGAAAATGGAAAAAGGTGAAGAAATCAAACAAATGGTATTGACACAAGTTTCTCAAGATGACTTAGATGG